ATATGTTGGCATAAAAAGTAATGAAGCTAAAAAAAGATTATCAAAACAAGACCAAAATGGTCGCTTTGTAAAAGAAAGGTGAATATAATATGGACGTCCGTGTACCTATTGAAGAACTACGCAAGCGTAAACTATTTGTTGCAACTCCAATGTATGGAGGTGCATGTGCAGGCATGTTCTGTCGTAGCACAAACGATCTATCAGCACTAGCCGTTCATTATGGTGTTGAAGTCAAGTATTACTATCTGTTCAACGAATCACTTATCACCCGCGCTCGTAACTACTGCGTAGATGAGTTCCTTCGGTCAGACTGCACACACTTGATGTTCATCGACTCTGACATTGGCTTTAACTCCAATGACGTAATGACGATGCTTGCTCTGATGAGTGAAGAATCAGAATACGACATCCTTTGTGGTCCATATCCTAAGAAGTGCATCTCATGGGAAAAGATCAAGATGGCTGTTGATAAGGGCTTTGCCGATCAGGATGCCAGTGTTCTTGAAAAGTTTGTTGGTGACTATGTTTTCAATCCTGCTAATGGCAAGAACGAAATCAAGATCGCTGAACCAGCCGAAGTTCTAGAATCTGGTACTGGCTTTATGATGATCAAGCGTTCGGCTCTCGAAAAGATGACCACCGAATACCCACATCTGATGTATCGCCCTGACCACGTTCGCACAGCCGCATTTGATGGTTCGCGTGAAATCCCTTGCTTGTTTGATGCACTTATCGACAACAAGCACGCGCATATCAGCAATGAGATTCGTGAGTTCTACAAGAAGAATCCTAAGGCTACTCAGGAACAAGTTGTCGCGTTCCTTGACGATGCAAAGCATTCTGCTTTTGGTTTTGAATACTCGAATCGCTATCTATCAGAAGACTATATGTTCTGCCAGTGGGCACGTAAGATTGGTCTAAAGGTATGGCTTGCTCCATGGATTCAGCTACAGCATGTTGGTTCATACGTGTTTGGTGGTTCACTCGCTGATCTAGCAGCCGTTGGCGCTGCTGCTACTGCTGATCCATCAAAGTTGGGCAAAAAGGGATAAAAGTCTAGACTTCTGCCTATAGGTTTGTTATAACGGTGTTTCCAAGGTGATCTTTGGAAACACCACATTGAAAAGGATGATAATATGAAGCTAAGTGAAAATACCCTTACTGTCCTCAAGAACTTTTCGTCAATCAATCACGGCATTCTGTTTCGCTCTGGTAATATGATTCGCACTATCTCACCACAAAAGACTGTGATGGCGAGTGCAGAAGTTCAAGAAACCTTTGACCGTGACTTTGCAATCTATGATCTATCAAAGTTTCTTGGTGCGCTATTGCTGTTTGATCAGCCAGAAATCCACTTCGGTGAAACACAGGCTACTATTGCCTCAGACAAGCGTAAGCTAGTATACACCTACGCTGATCCATCAACGTTCGTTACTTCACCCGCAAAGGATCTAAACTTCCCTGCTGCTGAAATCAATCTATCTATCACCCAAGAAGACCTCACTAAGGTTCAAAAGGCTGCTGGTGTTCTTGGTCTTCCAGAAACAATCATCTCTGGTGATGGTGAAAACATCTATCTATCGGCTGATGATAGCAAGAATCCTTCGAAGGACAAGTACAGCATCGTGGTAGGTTCTACCAATCTTGTATTCAATGCTATCTTTAAGAATGAAAATCTTAAGCTTCTTCCTAATGACTATGATGTATCAATCTCAAAGGCGGGCATCTCAAAGTTTACTGCGACTGGTGTTACATACTTCATTGCGACAGAGAAAGATTCTTCCTTCAGTTAACCTCTTCTGGTTCTTTCTCGCAAACGATAGAAATGTGGATATTTTGGGTTGTCCAATCTTTTTCTTAGATTGATACCAGGATAAGCTTTTTCTGCTTCACCTACAGAAGAATATTGGACACCTTCACACATTACTGGACAACTGTTAGATTTCTTGATCGATTCGAAGAACTTCTGTGATTGTTTTTTACCTAGCATTCCATATGTAGCATAAGATTCTTTAGATTTGTTTTTATGATACACTTCTATTGATTTTATGAAAGTGAGAGATTTAGATGAATCGCCACCATCTCCACCTTTAGTCATATTATATTCGGGCTGAAGTTCTTTGATCCAGAATATCTCCCTCTCATTTAGTTGAGAAGTTTCTTCGATCATTGCTACAGAAAAACTATCGAATCCATATTTTCTCATGGCTCTATATAGATGTGTATTTCCTGTTTTGTGATGATAGAAGTGTCTACGAAATCTCTCTTCGATAGACTTTGATGTTTTGCCAATGTATGTTTTACCATTGACTTTGTTCGTGATCTTATATATAAACATAGCTGATGCTCCGTAAAAGCGTTAGAGTAGGTAGATGCTGTTACATCGTGACCTACATCTACTTATAATGAATCTTGTTTGAAAGGAATATATTATGCTTGAAGACTTTTTGTGGGTGGAGCGATATCGGCCAAAGTCGATTGAAGATTGTATTCTTCCTGCTGATCTAAAAGAAACGTTTCAACAGTTTGTTGATCAAAAGAACATCCCAAATCTACTACTCACGGGTGGTCCTGGTGTAGGCAAGACCACCGTTGCTCGTGCAATGCTAGAGCAACTGGACTGTGATTATATCATCATCAACGGTTCGTTGAATGCTGGTATCGATGTTCTTCGAAATGAAATCACTGGTTTTGCATCGTCTGTCTCGTTCAAGGGTGGTCGTAAATACGTCATCATTGACGAGGCAGATTATCTGTCTGCTGACAAAGTGCAGCCAGCGTTTCGTAACTTCATGGAAGAGTTTAGCCGTAACTGTGGTTTCATTCTGACATGTAACTTTAAGAATCGGCTTATCGCGCCTCTACATTCTCGGTGTTCTGTTGTCGAGTTCAACATCGCCAAGAAAGATAAGCCTGTTCTTGCGGTTCAGTTTATGAAACGTATCTCTGGCATTCTAGATGCAGAGGGTGTTACGTATGAAAAGCCTGTAATCGCTGAGTTGATCAATCGTCACTTCCCAGATTGGAGGAGAGTTCTAAATGAGCTTCAAAGGCATTCCGCGACAGGCAATATCGACAAGAGTATTCTTGGTAGTGATTCTAGTGGTAACTATGCTCCACTACTTGTCGCACTAAAAGAAAAGAACTTTAGCGCTGCTCGTAGATGGGTTGGTGAAAACCCAGACATTGATAGTTCGACTTTGTTTCGTGATCTGTATGACAACATTTCAGATATTGTTAAAGACAACTCTATTGGTCAACTGATCCTTCACCTAGCTGAGTTTCAATACAAGTCTGCATTTGTCGCCAATCAGGAAATCAATACCGCTGCGTTCGTTCTATCGATCATGGCAGATTGCGATTTCAAGTGAACAGTGTATTCGATGTAATGAATCTTGCCAGTGATATTGTAGAGGTTGAAGAAGAGGACTTTAGGCCTAAAGCGATCTACAGCCCCTTCGATTTCATCGACAGTATCAATACACATAAGAACCTATTCAACGGACCACACGATCCAGCGCAAGTGGAGAAAGAATACAATCCTTGGATTGTCAACCGCGGGCTATCTTTGTTTCATGATACCGCAACATTAGCAAACCTTGTTAACCAATACTATCACCTAGACAAGAAACTTCAATACGATTTTTTACTAAATACTGTTAGACCAAAGTTTCGGAAGTCGAAATGGCCTAAGAAAGAAAAAGATGCCGATCTAGACATCATCAAAGAAGCATTCGGTTACTCGGACCGAAAAGCTGAAGTTGCGTTGTCTGTATTGTCATCCGAACAGGTAAAAAACATAAAGAAAAGATTAAGTAAGGGTGGAACAAAATGAAACTGACAGTAGAGGCTCTAATAGAGGTAACCCTAAAAGAGCCAGACGATTTCTTGAAGATTAAAGAAACGTTGACTCGCATTGGGATCGCTTCACGTAAGGACAAGATCCTGTATCAGTCCTGTCATATTCTGCATAAGCAGAAGAAATACTATATCGTTCACTTCAAAGAGTTGTTTGCTCTTGATGGCAAACCAACTGATTTCTCGGATACAGATGAAGGTCGTAGAAACACAATCATCAATCTTTTGGCAGAGTGGGGTTTACTCACTATTGTTGAACCAAAGAAAACAGAAGAACCAATCACTCCACTAAATCAAATCAAGATTTTATCATACAAAGAAAAGCATGATTGGAATCTTGTAACAAAATATAATATAGGAAAACGTTAGATTATACAAAGACAAACTTTCAGGATGATACATTATGCAACCATGGGAACCAGTATGGACGCCTACACCGAAGCTACCACCCTTCATATGGGAGTGGGTTGTATTTGGTGATCCTAATGCAATCGTGTTAAAGTTTAGAGAAGAGAAATCCTGGTGGTTCAGAATGAAGACCAGGATTCTTCTCGGCAGTAAGTGGAAACGTTTATAAATAACTCGTCTATGCCAAATGGGTAGACATTACATCAACTCTCGCTTAAATAGGAGAACTAATATGGCTAACACTTTTTACGGCTCAAGCTTTGCTTTTACCCCAGAAATAGATAAGTTTTTTGTTGGCTTTGATCCTCTAGTACAGAAACTAGCATCAGCGGCAGAGCAGACAGCAAAGCTTTCTACGAACTACCCACCATACAACATCAAAAAGATTGATGAAAACAAGTATGTCATTGAAGTGGCAGTTGCGGGTTTCGCGCGCGAAGATATTGACGTTGAACTCTCTGATGGTAAACTAACTATTAAGGGCAATGTCAAGTCAGGTGAATCTTCTGAGAAAGATTCAGAAGGCGAATGGACTTGGCCACTATTTCTACATCAAGGATTGGCAATGCGTCCATTTACGCGCCAGTTCACACTTGCTGATCATGTTGAAATCACTGGCGCAGAACTTCTAAATGGGATTCTTCGCGTTGGTCTGGAGTATGTCATTCCAGAACATAAGAAACCGAAGAAGATTGACATTCAAGACAAACATGATATCCATACAACAAAAAAATCTTCTTCTACCGCAGAATATCTGGCTGAAAGAGAAGGAAAATAAATGCTAGAAAAATACATCGTCCCTGTATCAAGAGTTGCAGGGTTTACCATTGCAGGTCTATGTTTGATCACTATGTATAATCTTCTTGCACTATAAGGAGATTGTCTATGTGGCCATATACTGAGGACGAATGGGATTATCTAGGATAATCTATAAATAGAGAGGGGCATATTGTCCCTCTCTTTTTGTTTCAAGGACTATAGCGATGAGTTTCTACACAGATGTAATCCAAAAGAGCCCATTGTTTCATACAACAAACATGGTAAACTCTTTAGACTTGTTATTCCCAGCGTTCAAAGCCAAAGTCGAGGCACTTATGGCAGAATCTGCTGCTGCTGGTCAACCACTAAAGATCCTAGAAACTTATCGCTCAGATGAACGCCAGGTACAACTCTTCAATCAACATGCCACGAAGCTGAAGAATGTTGGTGTACATCACTATGGGCTTGCTTGTGATATCGTAAAGCTGGTCAATGGTCAACCTTCATTTGAAGGCGACTATACGTTCCTTTGCAGACTAGCAACAAAGCACGGTCTTATCTCTGGTGCAGATTGGGGCACTCCTAAAGCAGTACATACATTCAAGGACATGGATCATGTCCAGTTTGTTTCTGTAAAAGATCAAAACAAACTCTTCAATGGTTCATGGTACCCAGATGCCAACTATGATCCTTATCAAAATCTATAAGGAATGTCAATGCACAAGTTTGGTCACTTTCTAAGAGAAGATATCTCTCTTACGTTTCAGTATCATGATGAGTTGAATCCTCTTATCTGGGATGGTGATGAACTAAAGCAGAACATCAAAGAACGTCTTCTATTGATTGGTAGAATGTTTGCTGTGTTTGCCAATATTCCAGAAGATGCTATCAAAGACATCGTGTTCACTGGTGGCAATGCAAACTATAACTATACACCACATTCCGATCTAGACGTTCATCTACTGATCAACATTTCAAAGATTCCAGGTATCAACCGCGTGTATCTTGATGATTATCTTTATGATAAGAAACTTTTATGGGGATACAAACATCCATCGCTGACTGTCATGGGATATCCTGTTGAACTATATGCGCAGAGTTATAGAGAGAAGTTGGTGTCACCTAAAGCAAATCGTGGTGTCTACTCTCTAATGCAAGACAAGTGGCTGTTCAAGCCAAGAAAAGAGAAGCCAGGTGACTTTCACAATGACACAGGCTTTAAGAATAGACTTGAACATCTAATCAAACAGATCGAAGATGTTCTCACAAAGACTGGTGACCATAGCGAGGACATTAAGCGCCTCAAGATCAAGATCCGCAATATGCGTTCTTCTGGTATTCACAAATCTGGTGAACTTTCTGTTGAGAACCTCCTCTTTAAGGAGTTACGTAATATGGGCTACATTGATAAGCTAAACGAATATCTGATAAAAATGCAAGATCGACATTTATCTGTTTACTAATCTCTCGCTTTGGTGTAAGATGAGCCATTGAGAGATTCTAAACAGTTGAGGTGATATGGATTATTACACAAACACATTCATGCAGCGCGGCAAGATGTATGTACGCGGCATTCAAAACGGCAAACAAGTAAAGCAAGTTGTCAACTATAAGCCATATCTGTTTATTCCTACAACAGAACATACGAAGTATAAAAACATCCATGGTTCTCCTGTGGGTAAGATCGACTTCGATTCGGTTGATGATGCAAAAGAGTTTCAGAAAAAATATGAAAACATCGATGGAATGCCAATCTATGGCATGACTCATTTCATCTATCCATTCATGTATGACACATTTCCAGGTGAAATCAAGTACGATCCTTCTGCAATCTCTGTTGTCAGTCTTGATATCGAAACTGTGGTTGGCGATGTAGATATTGCTACTGCCATTCAAACAACTCCAAATGAAGTGACTGCTATTACCATTTCGCGCAATGGTAAGAAAGCGGTGTTTGGTTGTGGAGATTATACACCACACGAAGACAACATCACCTACTACAAATGCAAAAATGAATACCAACTGTTTCAGAAGTTTCTAGATATCTGGAACTCCTATGATTATAGCCCAGATGTGCTGACTGGTTGGAACGTAGAGTTTTTTGACGTTCCCTATCTTGTTGGTCGCATTCGGATGGTTCTAGGAGAAGATGCTGCGAAGCGTCTTAGCCCATGGCAAATGCTTCGCGAGTATGATGTTGAAATCAAGGGACGTAAGATGACATCATACTACATGATGGGCATCACTGTACTTGACTGGATGGCACTTTACAAGAAGTTTACATACACATCACAGGAATCCTATCGTTTGGATCATATTGCCAAGGTCGAACTTGGTGATCAGAAGCTAGACTATAAAGCACAAGGTTACACAAGTCTACAAGATTTGTATGAAAGAAACTTTCAGCTTTACGTTGAATACAACATTCATGACGTTCATATCGTTGATCGGCTAGAAGATAAGATGAAACTGATTGAACTGGTGTTTGCTATTGCTTATGACGCAAAGGTAAACTATCAGGATACACTAGCATCTGTGCGCCAGTGGGACGTAATCATCCACAACTATCTGATGCAACGAAATATCGTTGTAGGCAATCAGAAGAAATCTGGTCGTAGTGATGATAGTCTTGTTGGTGGTTATGTTAAAGATCCAAAAACAGGTATGCATCGTTGGATGGTTTCATTCGACCTTAACTCTCTGTACCCACATTTGATTCAACAATACAACATCTCACCCGAGACGTTTGTTGAAAAGATGTGGGACTTCTTAAGCATCGATCAACTGTTGAGAGTTAGAGACACTGGGTTGCAAGGCTCTGAATACTCTTATGCAGCCAATGGTTGTGTATATCGCAAAGACAAGCAGGGCTTTCTTGGTGCTATCATGGCCAAGATGTATGATGATCGTGTTGTCTATAAGAAGCAGATGATCGAAGCCAAGAAGATGTATGAAAAGACCAAAGATCCTAAGCTTGCTAAAGAGATTGCACGGCTCAACAACCTACAGATGGCGAAGAAGATTCAGCTAAACTCCGCTTATGGCGCACTTGGCAACAAATACTTCCGTTGGTATGACATCAACCACGCTGAAGCTATTACTATGTCTGGCCAGCTTTCCATCCGCTGGATTGCTGATCGTATGAATGAATACTTGAACAAGCTATGTGGTACGACAGACTATGATTATATCATTGCATCAGATACAGATTCTATCTATGTGACACTAGCACCTCTGGTCGACAAGATCATGCCAGATGAAACGGACACAAAGAAGATCGTTGAAGTTCTAGATAAGTTTTGCCTTAGTAAGATTGAACCATTCATCGATAAAGCATATCTGGAACTATCTGTTCGGATGAATGCATATGCACAAAAGATGTTCATGAAGCGTGAAGCTATTGCCGATAAAGCCATCTGGACAGCAAAGAAGCGATACATTCTAAACGTCTGGAATCAAGAAGGGGTTGCATACGATTCGGCAAAGCTAAAGATGTCTGGCATTGAAGCGGTCAAATCATCAACACCACAATCTTGTCGTGATAACATTAAGAAGGCATTAAATCTTGTCATGAACGAAAGTGAAACGACACTGCAAACGTTCATCGCAGATTTTCGTAAAATGTTTACACAGTTGCCTTTTGAGGAAGTGGCATTCCCTCGTGGTGTCAGTGATCTAGACAAGTATGAAACCAAAGACATTGAAACGTATGCTTCTGGTACTCCTATTCATGTTCGTGGCAGTATTCTGTACAATCGTATGCTAGAGCGTCATGGACTAGGTAATAAATACGAGCAGATAACAAACGGTGATAAGGTGAAGTTCTGTTACATGAAAACACCTAATCCCGCTAGAACAAATGTCATCTCCTGTCCATCTGAGTTGCCATCAGAGTTTGATTTGGAGAAGTACATCGACTATCCAATGCAGTTTGATAAAGCGTTCATTGCACCACTACAGGGCATTCTGGATGTGATTGGTTGGAAGTCAGAGAAGATCGCAACACTAGAGGACTTTTTCAGCTAATGGACGAAGATTTTGATTTTGGCTTCACATCGACCACATCGGAAGATATTGCAGCACCGATTATTGTCTCTAAGACAACAAAGAACGATCAAACGATTGACAAGCTACTCAAAGCTATCACACCACTACTAGACAATCTAGCCAAGGATGCAGACAAAGATGTCATCCATTGGCCAAATCGTGCTGCAAAGATTGAAGAGTTTCGCAAGAAACTATACAAGATCGCTGGAAAAACATTGCCTAAGAAGTGATTTTGTGATACAGTGAATACTGGTTTAAACCAAGGAGATTATATGAGCATTCTAGACAAACTACGTAAAGCAAGCACAATCAAGGAAGCAGATGTGCTATCGGATTCCAAGTTCTTTAATAAGAAGGACATGATTCAGACTTCCATTCCCATGCTCAATGTTGCACTATCAGGTAGTCTAGACGGTGGTATTACACCAGGTCTAACTCTCTGGTGTGGTCCATCAAAGCACTTCAAGTCATTCTTCTGTCTTCTAGAAGTCAAAGCGTACCTTGACAAATATCCTGAAGCTATCTGTCTCTTTTACGACTCGGAGTTTGGTGCTGGTAAGAAGTATTTTGAAACCATTGGCATTGATACTACTCGTGTTATTCATAGTCCAATCACCGACGTTGAACAGTTCAAGTTTGATGTTATGCAGCAACTTGAAGTGATTTCTCGTGGCGACAAGGTAATCATCTTTGTTGACTCTGTTGGTAACTTGGCTTCTAAGAAAGAAGTTGATGATGCCAAGGATGGCAAGTCTGTTGCAGATATGTCACGGGCGAAGCAGATCAAGTCTGTGTTTCGTATGATTACGCCACATCTAAACATCAAAGACATTCCAATGGTCGTTGTGAATCACACATATCAGACACAAGAAATGTACTCAAAGGCCGTCGTATCTGGTGGTACTGGTATCTATTATTCTGCTGATACAATCTTCATCATTGGTCGTCAACAAGAGAAAGATGGCACCGAAGTCACTGGTTACAACTTCATCATCAATGTTGAAAAGTCACGCCATGTTCGTGAAAAGTCCAAGATTCCTATTGAAGTTCGTTTTGAAGGTGGTATCTCAACATGGTCTGGTCTACTAGATGTTGCTCTAGATTCTGGTCATGTGATTAAGCCAAAGAACGGTTGGTATCAGCAAGTTGACATGGAAACTGGCGAAGTTCTACCAAAGAACTATCGCCGTGCAGATACAGACACCAAAGATTTCTGGCTTCCTGTTTTGAAATCAAAATCTTTCCGCAAGTATATTGAGGATAACTATAGACTTGCACAGGAAGATATGGTATCTAATGAAGATATCTCGGATATCTACGGAGAAGCGGATTGACTAAAGAAGAGTTTGAAGTTAAGTTCAAAGAATATTTGAATGAACAAGGACCTAATCCAGGCACTGGTTGGATTAGCAAGATGGGTTGGCACTATAAAAAGCGTCAAGAGTTCGTGAGACTTATTGA